TTCTCCCACGGAAGGCGCAGTGAGGAGTACTTCATCGGCTTCGATAATCTCGCGTCTGATTTTCATAACTGTTACCCGCATCTGCGGCCCTTTGGTCTTGGCCATCATATCTTTCTTAAGATACTCCACGTTGTACAGTTGTTCAAGCTGGCGCTTAAATGATGAATACCCAAAGCTCATGGTGGCGCAGTACGCCTTGAGCAGTTGCTCCTCGATGAAGTAGTCGATGTGGTTGGGGATCGGCTCATGCTCCACCCGCCCGAACACCTTGTTGCGTGTGATCGACAGATCGATGTCCTTGCCGCTACCCAGTTCAGCCATGAGGCCGCCCTTGCTAGGCTTAATCACTACGAAACTGCCATAGTTGTCACGGGTATAGGCGTTCAGCACATCTACAGCGGTGCGCACACTGCTCTTCATACTGGCTCGCATATAGTCCACAGCCTTCTTGTAGGAGTTCAGAATGTGGCGGTAGGGTATCTCGGCTACACCCAACTCTTTAAACGCTTTAAGGGCGCATATAGAAGCCCCAACGCCAGCCATCCAGAAGCGCTCATCGTTGGTTGCCTTGAACTCGGTGTACATACCGGCAACGGCTTCGCCAACTATGGTGTACATACCGGCAACGGCTTCGCCAACTATCTTAGGGAACTGGTCAACGTTGTCAGCAAGGTACTGAGCCAAGGCGTAACCCGCCACGCCGTAGTTGTGCTGTAAAGACTTGATGATCTCAATCTCATGGGGTTCCCACTTCAACTCGTCTTCGAGCACAAACTCCAGCAAGCGGCGCAACTCGCCCTCTGATGAATGGGTACGCCCACCAGTCAAGTAGTCCACGATGTGGGTATTGGAAGACATCAACGCATTGGTCATCCATGTTGACAAGTTCAGGCGCTCTTTGTTGGAGCCAGACTCCATACGCTCTTTGCCACGGCCTTCGGTCATGTCCAGTAGGAACTCAGGCAACCACTCGAAGTCGTCTCGGTTCTTGGATGTGATCTCGTCAGTGATAAGCGGGTGGCTGTTGAGCAGGCCCAAACGTTGTTGCATAGCAACAGGCGATGTGCTCTTGCCTGTGCGGTAGTGGGTGGGGTGTCCCCACACTGAAGCTGCAGCCTCCAGAGCAAGCGTCTTACCTGTACCAGATTCGGTACTGGCACAGTGGTACGTCATGCCGTAGATACCTGTAAAGCGCATGAAAGGTGCGCCAGCACCGGCAAGCAAAACGGCTAGGTGATCCCACATCTTCTTGGCGATCAGCATGTCGATGAACGCACGCCATGCCTCCATAGTGCCGCGAGGCTCGGTGTTCTTGGTGATGTTCTCCAAGCCCGGCATAGGGACTTTGACTGGGGGTTTACCCTTAGTAAAGATACGACCCGCAAATACATACGAGTTGTCAGGTTGCCAACCATAGCTGTCTGGAACTTTGATTGGTGTTTTGTTAGTGCTAGATTCTTCCACGCATGCCCTCACATATTCAAATAGGTTTTTGTCGTTGTTGTGGCCAAAAGAGGCCACGATGTTTTGACTCGCCAGTGCTTTGACTGTCTCGTCTTTGCTGACCACGGCTCTTTGCGGCATGACTACGTTGATCGCCCCTTCGGGTCTGAGCGCAATCATGTGCACAGTGTGGTCGTTGTTGCTGTTGAGTATGTCCACCACAAACAATTCGTAGGGCAACAGCATCACTTGCTTCTTTGTCTTAACGCCTTCGTCGTCCTCGACCATACGCTCCATAAAGATGCCACCATTGGTGCCATAGGCATAACCACGAGGCGGTGTTGGGCGCATGACCTTGACGACTTCTTTCTCCGTGACTGTGCTGTCACTCGTTAGCTTGACCTCAATTTCTTTCTCCTCCACTTCCACAGACAACTCACGTCCAAGGATCAGGGGGTTGGTTATTTTTCCCCAGTGTGGGCATGTTGGGCACACGCCGGGGTTCTCTGAGTCCATCTTGATACAGGGATATGGGCCCTTGATGCTTTGCAGCTTTTGATTCATGCGCTCAGGCTCGTAGGGGTGCATCTGGCTAAGCCAGACAGCCGCCTTGTTGCCGTCTTCACAGACCTTAGTCCATGAAAGCAAGCCCCTCCAGATCGGCTCCATGCCCTCTTCTGTCGCATGTTCTACGTAGTGCCCCAACTGCCCGCAGCCACGCCCTTGCTGAGTCGCCAACCAAATTGGTTTGAACTTGGTTATGCTGTTCTCAAACAGTTTGACGCTAGTCGCTGAAGGCGCAGCAGACGGGCGAGCCCCCGGCAAATCTAGTTTCGGCACGGCCTGCGGCTCGTAGATTGACCCAGACAGCTTCTCCCTTATGAGGGTAGCCACGGCATCAAAATCAAAGTTGTCGCCTTCAGTCAGTATGCGCACGGGGCGAGGCGTTGCGTACTTTTTCTTGAAGTTGGTTGTCTCGGGCACACGCAATACACGGGCGGCATCAGCCGTCACAGTCATGTCAATCGCCAAGCTCTCCTGTTTGCACAGGCGCTTGAAGTTCTCGGCCACAGGTTTCCAAGAGTCCACAGGCACAGCCGCATGCAGTGGCCAGTAGCAGTGCAGACCGCCACCAGAACCAACAACATAGGGCGTACCCAAGGCTCCTAAGCCCGTCTTCTCCAAAAACGCATTGAGTGCAAAGGCGGCATCTTTCTTCGATGCGTACCCATCCATGTCAATGAACAGTGATTTCACATACTGCGCATTTGCAGCCTGTCGATTGTCTTCAATGCCAAAGGTAGCCAAGGCAAAGTAAACATCCAACTTACTGCTGTGCCAGCGCTTGATAGGCGCTGTTGTTTCGTCGAGTGCGTCAACAAAGACGTGCTCTTTCGCTCTAGTAAGTTCCGCCACACAATACCGGCCAAATTCTGGCGGCGGCAGAACAACCGCTAAAAACTCAAGCGGAGTCATTAAATTCCTTGGTGGGGTTACTGGAACAGATCTAATTGCTTGGGATCTATTGGCAAGCGCTCATCGCCCGGAGTCAAAGCTTCCAAGCGTCTGATGAGTTCAAGCTGAAAGTCCTTGGGTAACCCGTTGGGAAATTCAATCATCTCTGCGCTGAAGTAAATCAGCTCTTTCGTGGTGAGGGATCGAGGTTGTATTCTTTGCATATTTTTCTCCATGCCTCGTCTGCTGAATGCGAGGTCTTCATTATGTGAGTTAAGAAATCGACGCGGTCACGATAGGCTACAAACACTTCCGTGCCTGTAAACCAGTTGTAGACAGTCTGCCGAGAGACGCCAAGCGCATAGGCAATCTTCGTGACGGGGAAGTCAAGATGGATCGCCCAACGCCCAAGCTGGTTGCCCAGAGACTTGGGTGTCTTAGCTACTTCGTCAATAATTTTTTGAGAATAGGCCATGTTTTTAAAGGGGGCCGAAGCCCCCTGTGTACTTACTCATCGTCCCAATCAGCAACGATGTCGGCCAGCTTGTTCTTCTTAGCTGGAACGGACTCAACCTTGGCCGCGGCTTTGCGCACTTCGGGTTCTTCTTCAGCCTCCACTTCAGCGGCTTTGGCTTTCTTGGCCTTGGCAACCTTGGCTCGCTCAACGGCAATCGCCTCGGTGTCGTCTTCGTCAAACAGATCGCCAAGGGTCTTGGTGCTAGGCGCTTTGCCAGACAAGGCAAGCGGTGCGGGTGAGGCAACGCCATCAGCAAAGGCAGGGGTAACAGCTACGGCCTTCTCTGCATCCTTAGAGTTGGCTTGGTTCTGCGCAGACTCATACTCAGCATCAGTCAACCAACGCACAGGGGCAAAGACAATCTTTGGAGACTCAGCTTGTGTATCAAACTTCATGCGTGTGACGATGGCGTCCAAGTTAACAGGCGGTGTCTGCGCGGCCATGTAGCGAGCGTATGCTTGCAGTGGGCGCTTCTCGCCGTCTTCCTTGCCGAAGATAGATGTCGCAGGCAAAGTCACTTGCAACACGTCACCATCGGGATTGTTAGCCAACACAACAGCCAAGCGCTGTTGGTAGCGGCATGCACGGCTTTGACCATTACCAGACCCAGCGATGTTTTGTGGGCATGTAGCACAGCTTGATGACTGCTTGTTCTTCACGTTGGAGTCAGGCTTCTCACCATCAGCAGATGTGCAGTCAGGGGGTGCGGCTGCAGCATCTTTGTCATAGCCACCAGCGTAGAAAATACGGCTGACCTTTGGGGCAGCTTTGACCACGATCACATCCAAGTGACGCTCATCAATCGATGCGATCTCTTTGCCGTTAGACAACAGTCTGAACACACCGCCCTTGATAGAGACGCGTTTCATGCCACCGCCAGAACCTGCACCACCAGCCAAGGCTAGCGTGGTTGCTGACAGGACTGCATTCTTAGCAAATGCAGGGACGTTTGAGGGGTTGAACATTGCAATATTGCTCATTTGATTTCCATTTAAGTTGGTTTACGTACAGAGATGTCATACTCGGATGTCGAGTTTAGGCCGGGCGGTACGACCCCGGGGTTTTCTTCTAAGAACTGAGCCATGTTGGTCTGCGCAATGCGCTTCTCCAGTAGCTCAACAGCTTCGTGCGCCAGTACGAACTTTTTAAATTCGTCCCAGTCTTGCGTGGTGTAGCGAGTCTTCACGGACATGACTGCCGTGCCCTCGGTAGTGCGAACAGATGTGACGCCCATCGCCTTCATCTGCTCCTTGATTGCGTTCTTGATTTCGTCTTGTTGAGCCTTGAGTATCTCCGCTTGGGTGTCGTACTCTTGGGTCAATGTAGTCATGCGAGAGCGCAGCTTGCGGTATATCTTGACAAGCTTATCTAACGGTACGTTATCTTCTTCCATTACTTCTCCTGTTTATAAATGTTTGTCTAAGGTTGGACAGTATAGACGGGTTTTATAGCATGTGTAAACTCCTTTTACGATTTAATTTCAGTGTCGAACATCTGGGTTAGTAGTAAGTTATCACTAACTTTCCCTGCTAAGGCTTTAAACATTCGCTCCTCAATTGCACTGCCTTGAATGTGAATCACCGTAACTTTATCTGACGTTTGCCCCTTGCGGTCAGCACGCGCACAGCACTGGATGTACTGCTCAACAGACATGAGCGGCCCGTAGAACACCACAGTATCAGCGGCAGTAAGCGTAATGCCGTGCGCAGTAGCCGCAGGTTGCATCACCAGTACGCGGGGGTTGTCCTCGGTTTGAAAGCGGTTGATGATTGCGCCTCGCTTACTAGGCGACACGTCCCCTTGGATGCACTCGTTGGAGATACCGCGTTTGGTCAGGTGTGTGCTTATGGTGTCGATGATGCTTCGGAACAGTGCAAAGACGATGACCTTGCGGTCGGTCTCTTCTAGTATCTCCTCCAGTACCGCAAGCCTAGGCGCTGAATCAAACTCAACAACTTCCTTGTCGTCTGTGTAAGCTGCACCACAACTGATCTGCAAGAGCTTGGATACGCCAGCGGCGGCGTTGACTGCCGTGATGGTCTCCCCTGCCGCCTGCACAAGCATACGTTCTTTGAGTAGGTTGTAGTACTTGGCTTGCTGGGGCGTTAACTTCACCTCACGCGTCATGGTAATGACAGGGGGTAAATCTAAACACGCTTCTTTTGTGAAGCGTATCGCCGGTTGAAGCGCTTCATGGACTTTCTCTTTAGCGTCAGCTTTAGGCGACCACTTAAACGTAGTAACCTTGTTCATGACTTGATCGCGCCATGCAGTAAAGAACTTTGGCACACCATCGGGGTTAACTAGTTTAGCCAAGCCGTACGCATCGACAGGCGACTGCGATGCAGGAGTTCCAGTCATCATCCACAGGTATGTGTTGGGGTTAATTATTGAGTTAAGCGACTTCCATCTGCGTGTCGTGGGTGTCTTGTATGCGTTGGCTTCATCCACAATCACAAGATCAAACCGCCCATCATTAACAACCTCGTTAGCTATCAGGTTCAAGCCTTCGTAGTTTGTAATCACTATCTCGTAGTCGTGCTGAATCATCTCGATACGGCGACTAGCTTGCGGATGGTGCGCAATAACTGCCGAGCGGTGAATGATGCTGTTGTTAATGTCTCCCATCCACGCGCTGTGCATGATTGATAAGGGGCACAGGATCAGAACCCTACGCACCTTCTTGAGTTTCATCAAGTAGTCAGCCGCCCATAGAGCAGATAGCGTCTTGCCTGTGCCGGGTTCGGAGAACACGAATGCTCTTCTGTACAGCGTGAGGAACGCCGCCGTCTCGATCTGGTGAGCCATTGGTTTGTAACGACCCGGCCAGTCGTAGCGCCTAGTGATAGGCGATGGTACGTTTTTAACACCTAGGTTACGCAACACCCGCGCTTCATCAAGCCCCCAATACACAGCAACGTCGTAGCCGCCGTCTGCACGGGGCATAGCTTTGCTCTTTGGAATGATTGAATACTTGTGTGGGTCTCTTGTGCGTAAGATAAGCGCTTTGTCTTCTACGATTTCCAATTGCTTCTCCGAGGTTTATTTATTGTCTGCTCTGTTGGCAGATTTGCTACGCATACGCAGGTTACCTTTGGCTGATGTACCACCTGAGCGCATGGGCTTGATGTGATCTACATCTTTGCCGTCACCTTTGGTGGCTGCACCCGTCTTCTCCATCATGCGACGAGACTTAACTCTCTCTGCTCGCTTCTTGATCTGTTCGGGTGTGCCTTGGTAGTTGTCGTACTCTGACCGATAGTTACGTGTGGCCATGATTAGAACTCCTTCAACTTTGCTTCGCATGCGTTGCGCAGGCTACGCACCACACGAGGCTCGTGCTCACTACGCTCATGCTTCATCACGTCTGCTATCAGGCGCATGGCCAAAATCGTAGCGCACTCTATGTGCAGGCCGATTGATCCGTAGCTAGCTGTATCTTCATCCGTCGTCTGAACACGCCCATCATGCACCACGGCACTGTCGCAAGCGCGTAATGGTTTACTGCAAACGTGGCAGATGCTTGGGTATGAGGAGTGAATATCGTTTGGTTGTAAGAGAGACATAAATTTCCTAGTGCTTAGGGTTGAACTCACAGCTAGTGACCTGACACCAGCCGCATAGTGGGGTTTGATTTGGGTTCCATACATCGTTCTCAAAGCTTGCTTCAAGACGCGCAGTGCGCTCACGATACTTCCACCAGAAGGCTTCAGCTTGATCGCGTTGCATCTGCATCTTGACCATATCATTTTTGACAATGAACAGCAACGCTGAGTTGACCTTGCGGATGTGGGGGAAGTGCTGGAACACCAGCAGTGACATCAATACAAGCTGATCCCGATCTGGGTACTTGTTGTTGCCGGTCTTCCAATCTCCCACCCACGCCGTAAGGTTCTCATCGTCAACGATCAGGATGTCGGCAATGCCTGCAAGCGCTCGTCCTGATTTACCCAGCATGGCGTCCACTACAGGCTGAAACTGCGCATACTCAGGCGGTATCGGCTTCTTGTCCCTGATGTAGTCTTCGATAGCCTTATGCACCTGATTGCCGTAGCGTGTGGCTTCAGTCTCTTGGAAGGGGTACTTCTTTAAGACCTTGACCTCGTGATACCTGCGTTGGCAGCCCTCAAAATCTTTAAGGCTGCTGTGTGACCATGCTGGATTTTTCATTCGAACTTTGCTGTGTTAATGGCTTTGTTAAGCCGTGTTGCAAACGCGGATACAAACTTCTCGTCACGATACAAAGGGCTGTCCATGTCATGCAAGATTGCATGCGTAAGCTCATGCCAAAAGGTATCGCCGACTTCCTGTTTTGTAAACGGCTTGCCCGAGTGGTTGCGTGTACCGATACGAATGTGTTGCGCGTCGTAATGCACCCGCCCCACATAACTCTTATCGATCATGGCCTCAATGACCTCCACGCTGTACCACCGCCTACCTACTCTTATTTTTGTTGGTAACTTCAATACTGCTTCTCCTAGTTTTTTGCTAACCCATATCTACGGTGCGCGCCACCGTCAGCGTCCAATGGAATGCCCGGCATGTAGGGCGGCTCCATAGTCATTTGCGCTAAGACCCAAGTCTTAGCGTCCTGTACCTCTGCATCAGGAACCACAACGATCTGCTCGTCATGCACTGTTCCCGCTACAAAGTATCTCTTCGCAGTCCGTACCATCCCATCAGTCATCACGCATCTCGCTACGCCCTGCGTGACATTGTTGGTTATTTTCCCTGCGTATATCTTAGTACGATTTTCGCCGTAAGTCCACTCGACCTGCTCTTTTTTTGTTTTCTCGTCTGTATGGCGCCTGATCTGTAGGTATGGGTACAACAGTTTCATGCCGGATGGCAGCTCAATCTCCCCCTTACGATACGTCAGACACTTGTGCTTGTACTCCTTCCCTTTGTAAAGAGACTCATGTATAAGCTCGGTCTGTAAGTTCCAGAAGTCCACCACAGGCGTAGCCGTAGCCCTGTACTTGTCGATGATGGCCTTGGCCGCGAGACAATGGATGACTAGCTCCTTGGTTGTACAGGTGTGCGGGATTGCTTGGAGCTTCTCCGTGTTGACTTCCCAATCGAGGAACTTCTCTGCCGCTTGCTGGGTGACACCGAGTTTTTTAGCAAACGATAAGTCGTACCGCTGTGGTGGCGCACCAAGGAATCCCGTAAGGAGTTGCGATGCAAACGCCGCCCATCCGAGCCCATAACCGCAGCCAAGCAACGCGCTTTTTGCTGACTGCCGTAGGTCAGGGTGGCTTTCCTTACTAAGTCCGGGTATGTTAAACATCTGCGCACCGAACGCGGCGTAAGGGTCGCCGCCACTCCTAAAGATGTCCAGCATGTCTTTGTAATCTGAAAGCCACGCGAGTACTCGCGGTTCAATTTGCGAAAGATCCCCCACAACGAGTTGATGTCCTTTGGGAGCCATAATTGCTTTGCGTAGGAACGAGCCTCGCTTGAGGTTTTGCATGTTGATGGCCGAGCCACGGCTTGCTGTCCACCGGCCAGTCTGCGCACCGTAGTACGAGAGAGGGACTGGTAGGGTGCCACGTTTACTAATGTCAAGGAATCTCTGAGCCCTTGTGCGCTCGGTGGTCGACTTAACCCTAAGACGCGCTTCACAAAGAAGGGCAACGTCCTCACGTTCACCGTTGAGTAACGCCTGAAAGAGGGCATCATTCTTAGCCAGCGCAAGTGTTTCTTTCCCTGTAGTTTTACTGATCTTCCTTGGGGCAACCACACCGACACGCGGAGTTTCTGTAGTAGTGCTTCACGGGTTTCTTTCTCCTCTAGTATGGCGTCGGTCAGCATGTTGGGGTCAAGCGAAAGGCACGCACGCGTGTACATCTTGAGCGTCATGTCAACGAGGCGTAGTTCCTTCGATGGATAGCCAACAGCCAAGCGGGTAAAGATCTGCTCACACAGGTACACATCGTGCGCACAGTAGTCGGCCAACTCTTTCTCCATTGCTGGTGTGAGTTCCGTGTAGCCGTTGGTGTTGTACACAGCGTTGCCTTTTGGCGGCAGACCGAAGTCCTGCGCCAGCTTCATCAGCGAGTTACCAACCTCCACACCCCTAAGAGCACGAGCCATGGAGAGAGAATCAAAGATAAAGCTTGGATGCCAGTCATAAACCCATTCCAATATAGATATATCGAACTGAGCGTTATGAGCCAGAACAGCAGTAGTAGACTGAGGATAGCAAGCCAAGATGCGCGGGAGCTCATCTCCTCTGTACCACTGGGGTGGCTTGTCTGATCCGTACTCATGGATGCAGGCTCCAAATGCTTTGAATCTTGGGTCACGTATGTACTCCTCTGTTGTCATCTTGGTTAGCGTGTAACCTTCCTTGGTGTCCCAGTAGGTTTCAAAGTCGATCGTGATGATCTGTTTATAGGGTGCGGTCATTTTTCTCCTTGAGTTCGGACTCAACGCCCTCTATCAAGACCATAAGATGTCCGGGTTGTGGAGGCCAAGGCATGGCCGTAATCCACTCTTGCTTTTCCTCACCCGTCAGCCCTACCCATGTGCGTTGTGTATACAAAGGCAACACCTGACCAAGCGGTGTAAACAAAGGGCTGTCTTTGTCTGTGCTGACCATGCCGTTAGTTGGGTCGTACCATGCTATTGGTTTGTTGTTCAATTAAAGTTCTCCTTGGGTGGTGCGCCTAGGGTGTTTAGAAAGCCGAAAAAATCGTTTGCCGCCAACATGAGTTGCGACGCCTCCATCTCGTTACAGTTTAGGGTAACGACTCCTGCGACTTGATCTTCAGCG